AGATATCAATTGCTGCATTAAACGCATTTACTGCTTCAGTAGGCCCTATTCAAACAGGCTCATTGGTAAATACTGCATCATATAGTGGAACAACAATAACATATACAAAAGGTGATGGTAGTAGTTTTACTAACGTAGGAATACAGAATACAGCATCGTTTAACTCTTATACTTCTTCTATTAACTCATATACTTCTTCTACTAATGGAAGATTAAATAATTTAGAAGCTGCATCAGCAAGTGTAAATATTTCAGTTGCTGAATTGAATACATTTACTTCATCACAGAATACTAAAAATACAACCCTTCAAGCATTAACGGCATCATTACTTAGTTATACATCTTCAAATGATATAAAGTGGGGTGTTTTAGGTTCACAAAGTGGTAGTTGGGCTTTAATTAATGCTTCTAATACATTTAGCGGAAGTCAAACAATAACAGGTTCAGTTTATGGAAATGTAACATCTTTAAGTACTGTATCCGCTACTGCTAGTATGGATTTAAGTAAAGGAAATTTCTTTACACTTACATTATCTGCACCTGTTACAACAATTCAAGCAACCAATATAAAAGCAGGACAAACTGCTAATTTATTAATTACACAGAATGTTAGTGGTACAGGCTCTATCGTAATGGCAAGTACATTCAAACAACAAAGTGGTAATTTTTATACAACAACTATATCATCATCAGCACAAGACCTATTAAGTTTTGTAGCGTTTGATACATCATCTTTGTATTTGGCTAATGTGAAAAATTTAATATAATGAAATTTAGTTCAGTAGCATTCTTAGGACAAACAGAAGCTTCTAGTGGGGCAATTGTAGAAGATGGATTGGTATTTGATTTTCGTGCTCAAGATTACGTTTCAGGCTCATTGACATGGAACTCGAATACCGGTGATTATACTGCATCTATAACTGGAACTATTGGTGGTGGCTTGCAATACTTTGATGGAAGTAAAGTTGCATTTGATGGCAATCATTGGTTGACATTTTCTAATTCAATAACATCATCATTCGTAAGTGCATCTCAATGGAACATTTATGTTTTAACTGAATTTACAAATACGCAATTACAAACAAATACTTTTAAACCTGCATTCTTTTCAAAAGGTGTAGCTGATTTTCCTGATTGGAACTGGTGGTTTAGAGGTGGTAATAGTGGTATGGCAGCTTCACAAACAGGAGATGTTTTAGTTAATGGATATGTTAATTCATCTACATACAATCAAGGTGGTATGTTAGCGGATAGTTATAGTGCATCCTTTGCAGGAAGTTCTAAACAATTATTTGGATTTCAAATATTAGGAAGTGCTACTGGTAGTTCTACAAACGGATTTGTTACAACAAATTTTAATACAACAATACCAGGTAATTCTGTATCTATTGACCCTGCTGTATATGGTCCAGGTTCATTTACAGGTAGTTTAGCAGAGCCTGTTTTATTTGGAAGAGAAATCAATCAAGGATTTGGTTTACCCGCTTCAACAAATATGACTGGAAGTGTTGTACGAATCTTCGCATATAATAGAAATTTGACATCTGTTGAAAGAAAACAGAATTATATATCACTATTTAATAAATACCCATAATGATAACACAAATACAAATAGACGGAACATACCCACATAGTTTTGATAACAAGGATGTTCAATTAACAGGCAGCAATCACATCGTAATAGATGCTGATACTCAATTAGTAAAAGTAAGATACGAAGGTACTGAACAATTTACAGGCGGAACAATAGAAAGCATAGATGGATGGACATATCACACATTCACAGAGACAGGATTTTTAAACGAAAAATAACTATTTTTTTTAACACATTTGTTATTAACATTATAAACAACTAAACAATGAATTCAAAAACTGTATTAAGTAAGATATTAGGACTTTTATCTATGGATAATGAGGTTGCATTAGCTTACGCAAAATTGAAAGACGGAACAATCGTTGAATCTGCAACATTTGATGTAGGTGAAGATTTATTCGTAGTATCAGAAGATGGTACTAAAACCCCTGCACCAGATGGTGAGCATGAATTATCTTTAAAGGATGAATCAGGTAATGAGAACTTAATTAAAGTATTCGTTAAGGATGGTAAGATTGCTGAAAGAGAAAACGTAGAATTAGAAACTGTAAAGGTTGAAGATTTACCTTCTGCATCAGGAGATGTATTAGAAGTAAATGTAGTACCTGACCAAAAGAACCAAGTTAAATCTGGAACTTTGATGGCAGAAGAAACCGAAGAAGTAATGCCAATCCCAGAAGATGCTACAAAAGAAGATGAAGAAGAAGCTGAATCAGAAGTAGAAATCAACTTAGGCGATATGGCTAAGAAGATGGAAGATATGGCTTACAGAATCCAAGAAATGGAAATGAAATTAGAAGCAATGATGCCACCAGTAGATTCAGAAGTAACTCAAGAAGTTGCAGGAATGAAAATGTCAGCAGAGCCTGATGAAGAAGAAGAGTTACCAAAATTAGATGGTGCTCCAACAGAAGAAGTAAGCAAATTCTCAGTTGAAACAAACAGAAAAAACTATGGTAAGAAAACAGTAGACTCACAATCTTCTTTCTTATCTAAACTTTATAAATAAAATTATTAACAATCCTAAAAAGGAAACAATGAACAAATTACAAAAATTCGCACTTCCTACTATTAGCAACTCTACCTACGCAGGTGAGGCAGCAAGTGGTTATATCGCAGCAGCGTTATTAAGTGCAAACACATTGGACAAGAAGCTTGTTACTATCATGCCAAACGTGAAGTACAAATCTGTAATCCAAAAATTAGCAGTAAGTGGTATCGTACAAGATGCTTCTTGCGATTTCACAACCTCAGGTAGTGTAGCTATTTCTGAACAAATCTTACAACCAAAAGAATTACAAGTTAACTTACTATTATGTAAGCAAGAGTTTGTAGCATCTTGGGAGGCTTTACAATTAGGTTTCTCAGCTTTTGATGAAATCCCTAAGAACTTTAACGACTTCTTAATCTCTTATGTTGGTGGAACAGTAGCACAAGCAACTGAGGAAAACATTTGGGCTGGAACTGCAACTAATGGTTCTTTCACAGGATTCCAAACTTTATTCTCTGCATCAATTGCAGCGGGTGGAGCAACAGCAGTATTAGCTGCAAAAGCGACTGGTTCAGGTGCAATCATCTCTGGTAGTGTAGACGCAACAAACGTAATCTCTAAATTAAACGATGTTTACTTAACAATCCCTAAAGCGGTATTTGGTAAGCCTGATTTATTGATTTATGTATCTACTGACGTAGCAAGAGACTATCAAGCTGCATTAGCAGGTGGTGGTGCAAGTGGTTTAGGTGCAAATGGTTTCAACAACCAATTGAACGTAGGTGAAAAACCAATGAACTTCAATGGTATTGAAATGGTAATGTGTCCAGGTATGGGTACAAACAAAATCGTAGCAGCTCAAAAATCTAACTTATTCTTCGGAACAGGTTTACTTTCTGACTACAACGAAACAAAAGTAATCGACATGGCTAACATTGATGGTTCTCAAAATTACAGAATTGTAATGAGATTTACATCAGGTGTTCAGTTCGGTGTTGGACAAGATATCGTTTACTACGGAGCTTACTAATATATTAACTAACAAAACTAAATCAAAGTATCATGGCTTGTAATTTATCAGCAGGAAGAAACGAAGTTTGTAAAGAAAGTATCGGTGGTATACAAGGTGTATACTTCGTAAACTATACAACTGGCTCTTTCACTAAAAACGGAGCAGGTGAAGTAAGTGCAGTTCCTTCAGGAAGTGTATTATATTTCTACTCTTTAAAAGGTTCAAGTGCATATACTGAAACTGTTACAACTTCAAGAGATAACGGTACTACATTCTTCTCACAAGAATTAGTATTGAATCTTAAAAAGTTGACAAACGAAATGACGACTCAATTAAAGCTTATGGCTTATGGTCGTCCTCAAATTATCGTTTGGACAAATAATGGTGATGCATTGTTAGTTGGTGAACATTTAGGAGCAGATGTAACTGCGGGTACAATTCAAACAGGTGCGGCATTGGGTGACCTTTATGGTTATTCAGTAACGTTCACAGGTATGGAACAATTACCAGCAGCATTCTTAACCGGTTCGACAACAACTAACGCTTTAGCAGGTTTAACTGCAAACTACTCAGTAGTTTACGGAACAAACAGCTAATCAGTATTAGCATAAAAATATTAAACCCTACTCTTCGGAGTGGGGTTTTTTGTTTTAACTATTATTAGATAATTCTTTGTTATTATTAGATACAGACAAGATAAACAATAGATAATGCTAGCATATTACATATCTCAATCCAATGAGTATACATTTAGAACACAACCTACTGGCTCCAATGAGTTTACAATGTCATTACAAGATATGTACACTTTACAAAACTTAACAATGTCAATGGTAAGTATGTCTTATAACGCATACGAATCATTTGTTGCATTTACAGGAAGTATTAGTGGGTCATATGTTGCAGGTGAATATAGAGCAACTCTTTACAATCAAGGTGCAGAAAATAATGCAGGCAATGCAACAGGCAATGCAATATGGCAAGGTTCAATACAAGTATATGCATCACAATCAATAGACAAATCGGTATACGAAAACCAAATACCGCCAGTAACTTCACACGCTAGTGAAAATAGATACATAATTTTGAATTAATATGAAACAACAACAAAAATTCTCCATCGTTAATGTAAATAATAATCAGCTTCCTATTATAACGGAAGATGCTAAAACACGATATAATTGGATTCCATTCGGTGTTTATGGCCACGATGATTTCTTTGATGCAGTAACAATGACTTATAATGTAAGTACGACTAACTCAGCATGCGTAGAAGGTATCGCTGATTTAATATATGGTAAGGGTGTATACTCTAAAGATAAAGCATTCAATGATATATTACAAAAGTTAATTCCACAAGAAGAAACTAAGAGAGTATCATTTGATTTAAAGTTGTATGGCAATGGTGCGTATCAAGTATATTGGAATGATGACCACACAAAGGTAATTAAATTCTACCACGTACCTGTTCAATATTTAAGAGCAGAGAAGTTAGATTCACATCCTAAAATAGAAAACTATTTTTATTGTACTGATTGGAATGACCATAGAAAGATTAAAAATAAAAAGAAAATACCTGCATTTGGTACGTCTAATGAGAAATGTGAAATACTTTACATTAAACATTACTCACCAGGTTTATATTACTACTCATTACCTGATTGGGTTGCAGCAATGCAATTTGCAGTTAGTGAAGGTGAGATTAGTAACCTACACTTAAACAATATTACAAATGGTTTCTTACCTGCTGTAATGTTAAACTTTAATAATGGTGTACCTGCTCCTGAAGAAAGAGAAACAATTGAAGATTTAGTCCAAGCTAAATTCACAGGTACAGATAACGCAGGTAGATTTATGTTATCATTCAACGATGACCCTGCAACTAAACCAACGATTGATATAATTGACATACCTAATCTACATGAGAAATATGACTATGTTGCAACGTACACACAAGATAGAATACTTGTAGCACATAGAGTAACATCTCCTTTATTATTTGGTATCAGAACTGAAAATAATGGTTTCTCTTCTCAATCAGAGGAAATGAAAACTGCATTCAGTATTTTACAAACAATGACTATTAGTCCATTCCAAAACTTAATATTAAATAGTTTAGATATGGCATTGACAGAAGGTGGATATGATAATATGGAATTATACTTTGAACAATTAACTCCATTGGTTTTATTATCACAAACCGCAGAAGAAACAGGTAAATCAATTGAGCAAGTAGAAGATGAAACTAATAAGTCTATGGAGAATCCAGCAACTCAAGAAAACCCAGGTGACCAAACAACACAAGATGGTACATTCGAAAGTGAACCACAACCTAATGTAAGTTTCGGTACAGCATTTTTTGAAAGAGAATATGAAACATTTAAACAAAAATAAATTATGGCATACGCACTTTTTATTAATAGAAACGATATAATTAAGAACACACCATTACAGGGTGCGATAGATGCTGATGCTCTATTACCATTTGTAAGAACTGCACAGGATAAATACTTAAAGAATCTTTTAGGTACTATTCTATTTGATTATTTACAGGCACAAATCATTGCAAATAATGTTGACAACTTGTCAATATATTATCAAGACCTATTAGATGATTATGTAAAGAATGCATTGATGTGGTATTCTTGCGTTGAATATATTCCGTTTAGTTCAGTTCAGTTTAAATCTAATGGTAGTGTTAAACAACAAAGTGAACAAGGTACTGCACCTTCTAAAAGTGAAATAGATTATTTATTAGCTAAGGCATTGAATAATGCTGACTATTATGCATTAAGATTACAAAACTATTTAATTGCATATTCAAACAACATACCTCAATACTTACAATCAATAGGTAATCAAACTCAAATTTATCCTGACCAATCGAATCAATATTTCGGTGGTATACAATTATAATAACAATGAGTGCATTAGTAACAAATACAAATGTAAATTATACAAATTATTACAATTTGATTAATTTCTTTGCAGAGTATATGGCACAACATCCATCTATTAACTCAGTATCAACCGAAGAGATTGATGAGCTTGATAAGAGAGAGTTTCCTGCATACCCTGTTGCTAATGTTATAATACCATCAACTAGATTTGCAAATAGTATAACTAATTATGAAATACAAATAATAGTTGCTGATAAGATTAAGGATAATAATAATGAAAGTGATGTTAGAACTAATCAGCAAACTATTCCGTATTATGGAGTAGATAATTTGATGGATATTTGGGCAAACACACTTGCAATTGTAAATGACATAACTTCTTTTATTCAAAGAGGAGTTACTAACTTTGATATTACTGGTGCAATTAATTGTAAACAATTTGAAGAAAGATTTGATAACGGATTAGCAGGATGGGTAGTAACTTTTACTTTAACAACACACAACGACAAGAATCGTTGTCTATTTGAATTATATCCAAATTAATATGTCAACACCAATAATATCTAACACAGGCACTAACTACACACTTTATTATAATGTAGTTAATTATTTTAGAACAATAATGTCTAACCACCCTTCTATTCAAGCGGTGACGTTAGGAGACATTGCAGAATTTGATGATAAAGAATTTACTGAATATCCAATTGGTAATTTACAAATATTAGAATCTGATTTTGGTACATCTGTTACTAATTTCAGATGTCAGTTAATGGTTGCTGATAAAGTTAAGAATAAAGATAACGAATCAAACCCAACAACAAACGAACAAACAATTCCTTATTATCAAGTCAATGATAAAGTAGACATATTCGCAAATACACTTGCAATCCTGAACGATTTAACTTCTTACACACAAAGAGGTGTCCAGAATTTTGAAATCAATGAGGACATTATATGCACTCCTTTTGCGGATAGGTTTGACAATGGTCTTGCGGGTTGGACTGCTGAGTTTACTCTTACAACTCACAATGACAAAAATCGTTGTCTTTTTTTTTTAGTAGTCCCTAATGACCAAGGTTTTATAATTGAAGATTGTTTAACCAGTCAAAGATATAAAGCAATATTAAGTCCAGGACAATACAATACAATAGTTGGTGGAGTATTCTCTACATTGAAATCACCAGGTCTATCAAATACTTATGACAACTTAGTGTGTTATACAATAGTAGAACCAATAGAAGATGATGATTGGAATTTTGTAAACCTTCCAATACTTCAACCAGGCATAATTCAAACATGTGCATTGTGTAATTTATGGATAAATCCTAAAATTTGGTCTACAACTCCGGCAGCATGGAGTGGAGCAGATGCTGAATTTAGAACATGGTCGACAGTATAAAATATTAAAATAAAAATAATGGGTAGTTTAAGTAATCTTTATATCTCACAATCGTATCAATCACTAATTCATTTAGCGACTAACAATACGGCATCTGCAACCTTAATTGATTTGCAAGATGGTTTAGGTAATTCTATTGGAGTATCAGTAAACACAGGTGGAGACTTATCTCTTTCAGGTAGTTTTACTGCAAGTT